CCTAATAGCACGTATGTTATTGGTACATTTGCTGTTAATCCGCTTAACGACAATATTCTTCAAGTGAATTGGAATACAGATTCATTGACATCAAACACTGGCATAGACAGTGCTGGTAAGCTGGCTACTGATGCCGGTTATAATATTGCCGGAAGTTACCGACCAAGCAGTCCCGGAACTTTTGATGCAATCATAAATCCTCAGACCTATACTCCAGATGCACCTGCCGTAGGTACAAGATATCTAATCATTGAAGATATAGGCGATCCTAGTAATACAGCACCATCAGAAGTATGGGGCAATCTAGTAGCACTGACAAATGACATTATAGAATACACCGGATCTTCATGGAACGTAATCTTTAATGCTAGTCAGGAATCAGACACCATGGTGTGGCAAACTAATATATACACTGGAGTTCAATACTTGTGGAACGGGGTTTCATGGGTCAAGAGCTTTGAAGGTGAATATACTGCCGCACAATGGAAAATTATATTATAAATTATATTTTCCTTAGTTGATAGTATGTCAACATAAATTTAAGGAAAAAAATGTTTATTACTCTTACTAATGCAAGTCCGTTATACAGCGGAGAACCAATCTCACTTAATGGTAATTTTATTGCCACTTATTGGCGAGGAAAAGCTGTTCGTGGGGTAAATGAAGAAACTGGTGAAGTCACAGAGACTGCAGAAGTTACATTTGTATTCTTGCCACCGCATGGTACCTGGGAAGTTGAAGAACTTCCAGAAGTTATTAGCCAAAAATTAAACGTGTAATATGGTGGAGGACACTGTAAAAGATGCAATAGTATGTAGCGGAGCATTGTTTTATGCTAAATCTACAAGGCGATTTTTGCTTTTACAAAAAGCCCATGGCAAGCACGAAGGTACATGGGGACTAGTTGGCGGCACTAATGTAGTTGGCGAAACTCCGTGGCAGGGGCTTCAACGTGAAATAACTGAAGAAATTGGAACTTGTCCTGAAATAATCAAAACGATTCCTTTAGAAACGTTTGTCAGCAACGACAAGATTTTTAACTTCCACACCTACTTATGTGTTATAGACAAAGAATTTGTTCCTGAACTTAGTGACGAACACCAGGGATGGTCATGGGCTACTATAGATCGTGCTCCAAAACCTCTGCACCAGGGATTACGGAACAGCTTTAGTTCAAAAACTATCCGTACAAAATTACAAACTGTTTTTGATTTGGTTGATTTAATTTAACGTCAAATCTATCTTGTCAACAAAAATATCACCATAAATATTGGTATAATTTTAGGAATCCACAATGCAATTAAATTATTCATACTACTATTTCATCTCAGCTATCCCTCCGGAAACTTGTCAACGAATTATTGATTTGGGAACTTCTAGAATTGCAGAAGAGAAGGCGGCAGGTCGAAGTGTTGAAGCATATACGTTTGGTGAGATGCAAAAAGGAGCTCAAGGGCCCGATGCCGCTCCACAAGGGGAACTTAGTAAACAAACACTAAAGGCGCAAGGAATTCAAAAAACTTATGTTCGAGATAGTGAAGTAACTTGGCTTAACGACCAATGGATTTATGACTTAATACACCCATTTATACAAAAAGCCAATGTAGATGCTGGCTGGAATTGGGAATGGGACTACTCAGAAAGTTTTCAGTTTACTGTTTATAATCCAGATGGTTTTTATTCTTGGCATAAAGATGGTGCTAGTGATAGCATCGGTGCATATAAAAGATATATTCATGGAGTTACTCCGGTACCATTAAAACCAGACGGTAAATTACCAGAAGGATATGTTACAGATCCAAATTTTGTAGGTAAGGTTAGAAAAATTTCAATGACTTTAAATCTAAACGAACCAGGTTCGTATGACGGTGGTAATTTAAAATTTGATTTTGGTCGCCACACTGACGGTGAGCAATTTCACGAATGTGAAGAGATCCGTCCACAAGGATCGTTAGTTATATTTCCTTCATTTATAGATCATACAGTAACACCTATTACTAAGGGTACGAGATACAGTTTGGTACTTTGGTGCTTAGGAAAGCCGTGGAAATAACTAGTATTATTGTTGATAATTTTTTAGAGAATCCTGATCGAGTGAGGGATTCTGCCTTGTCATCTGCTATTGATACTGTTGGTAATTTTCCAGGATTTAGGTCCGACCCAGCAGACGATGGTTATAGCAACTATGTTAAAAATAAAATAGAAACTATTCTTAATGCTAAAATTATAGAATGGGACAAATGTTTAAACTATTATACTAATACCATAGAGGAACAGGCCACTACTAGATTTCAAATATGTTTAGAAGGTACTAAGTCTTGGATCCATACAGATGTAGTAGAATGGACTGGGATACTATACTTAACTCCAGGCGCGCCAACAGAATCCGGTACTGCCATTTATCGACACAAACCCACTGGGGTTTATAAACAAGAAAAAGATGCAGAAATGCTTGAGGATGATGACTCATCTTGGGAAGTTATTTCAGTCATCGGTAATGTCTATAATCGATTAGCATTATTTAAAGGGAATCTATATCATAAAAGCCTACTATCAGGGTTTGGCCACGATAAATATTCTGCTAGACTAACCCAAGTTTTTTTCTTTAACACATCAAGGACATCGTAATGAATGAAAAAATATTTACTGTTGAAAACACAGACTCAGAGGACGCATATATAAAGTCAATTCAAATGTACTTTGCTGAAAACAAATATGTTGTCATACGAAAATTCTTAGATGAAAATATGGCTGGTTTATTGTACCAATACTGTATTACAAATGTAAGGCGAGTTGATTTTTTAGATCAACATGCTAAAGACATGTATCGCCCTGCATGGGATGGACAGTTTGGCGATGAGCAGGCTAGACAAAGTTTCAATAGATACGGTGATCCGTTAATGGATACTATGCTTGTAGCCAGTACCCGCACTTTGGAAAAATATACGGGTTTAAATTTAATACCAAATTATACATACTGGAGATTATATGTCCAGGGTGAAGATTTAAAAAGACATACTGATAGAGATAGTTGTGAAATCAGTACTACGCTATGTTTAGGTTATAATACATCAAATGTAGACCCTGAGCAAAATCCAGATTACGATTGGCCGATGTGGGTTGAAACTAACGGAAATCCTGACGGTGTTCCGTTACATTTAAAACCTGGTGATCTAATTATATATAAGGGTTGCGAAGTAGACCATTGGAGAGAAAATTTCATTGGTCTAAATCATGCCCAGATGTTTATGCATTATAATGATCAAAATGGTCCTTATCAAATTGCATTAGATGGAAGACCGATAATTGGAATTCCAAAAACTTATCAATCGCACCGTTAAAAGGAGAAAATAATGACACAAGAACAACCACGCGATATAAAACCTTTATTTGATTATGGTAGTATCAAACCTGAGCATAAAGAAGCCGCCGAAGAAATTGCAAACTATGTTTCCGGAATGGGTCAAGAAATGCTAGGAGACTTAATTAAAACTAGATTTCAAATACGAGAAATTCCAAAATATAATATGGAAGATAGTGAGTTTGTACAATTTTGCAAACAAGCTGGAATTTATGTTGCTGGACAAGGATATATCCAACAAGGCGAGGGAGTTGAGGCTATTCAATATCCGATGATTGCAGTTTGTGAAGATATTCGTAATATGCAAAAACTAGTTGATGTTATTAAAGCATCAGTAAAGTAATCGATGATCAAAACTCCAAAATCTATAGCAATAGTAGGCGGTGGCACTGCAGGATTTGTTGCCGCTCTAATCTTAAAAAAAAGATTTCCAGAATTAAAAATTGATATTGTAAGATCAACTAAAATAGGCATCATTGGTGTCGGTGAGGGGTCTACCGAGCATTGGAAAGAGTTTATGGAGTTTCTAGGAATATCTCCTAGTACTATTATTCGAGAATGTGATGCTACTTATAAATGCGGTATCATGTTTCAAAACTGGGGAGTTCCTGATTATTTGCATTCTATACAAACCGAAATGCATGTTAAACTAGGGCAGTATCCTTATGTCTATGCAAAACTTATTGGAGATAATAGCCCGTCACAAGCATTATCAACAAGGCACTTTTGGAACAATCGGGTTAATAAGTGGTTTTTATCTAATACAGCCGAAAATCCCACTAATCAATTTCATTTTAACACAAATAAATTAAATTCTTTTTTAACGAGTCTAGCTTCTTCTGCCGGTATAACTGTATACGATGACGAAATTGAAAATTTTGACATTGACGAAGACGGGAATATCACAACACTGCACGGTGCTAAGAAAAAATATAACTATGATTTTTATATCGATAGTACTGGTTTTAAAAAGTTATTAATTTCTAAATTAGGTGCCAAGTGGCAAAGCTATAGCAAGTATCTTAAAATGAATTCAGCTATAGCATTTCCGACTGGGGATACAGAAAATTATAACATGTGGACCATTGCTCGAGGTATGGATGCTGGTTGGTTATTTAGAATACCGGTATGGGGCCGACACGGAAACGGTTATATTTTCAATAGCGATTATATGGATGTAGACGGCGCAAAAGCTGAGGTTGAAAAACTATACGGATATGAGATAGAAATTGGAAAACATATTACCTTTGATCCAGGTGCATTAGATCGAGTGTGGATTAATAACTGTTGCGCAATTGGGTTAAGTGCAAGTTTTGTAGAGCCACTAGAGGCTAGTAGCATAGGATCTTCAATTCAGCAGTCTTTTTTATTAATGCATCGTATTATAAACTATAACCAACAAGTAATTGATTCTTATAATGCTGATTGTAATGATATTTTAACAAACATAAGGGACTTTGTTGCATTGCATTATGTAACTAAACGCAACGATACAGATTTTTGGAAATCATTAAAAGACGTTCCGCTACCAGATAGCCTAGCTGAAAAAATTGAGCTATGGCGGAATCGTATGCCCATTGAAGAAGATTTTAACAAAATATCAAAATATGCAATGTTTAAAGATCCCCATCATATGTTTATAATGCATGGTCTAGGACTATTTGATACCGCTAGTATCAAAGCCGAGTTTGAAAGTCAAAACATAGTTAAAAAACTAGAAGCAGAAGCTATAATAAGAAGTGAAATACTGCGTGACGATACTGTTTCAACATATTCACATAAAGAAACCTTGCAAATTATAAGAAATAATGGATAACAAAGAAAAAATTGTATATTGGGCTCCAGTATTCTTTGATGAGCATGTTGACTGGAATATGATGTATTACGATTTACCATCCTTGCAAGAATACCTAAGACCGACTATGGTTAAAAATGCTCCGGGCAATAATCTTTTTTATTGTCCTGCAATTAGCAATATAACTAAAAATACATTTCTTGTTATTAACCCTATAGAAACACATTGCGTATGTGGTAATAATGAAATTAGAATAAAAAGTAAGAATCATTTAACATTAGATATCGGTCATCCGCCGTCTATAGAAGATAATTTATTACTGGAATACGGGTTGCGATATGTATTTTTCACTAGAGAAGATTTATCGTTGACTATAACTTCACCATATTTTACACAATCAGATTATATGAAATTTGGTGCATTAGTTCCGGGTAAGTTAAAAATTAATTCCTGGTTTAGGGCATTAAATCTAGAATTTAATTTATGGAAGGGTAATAAAGAATTTCATGTTAAAAAAGATGAAGTATTGGCTTATGTAAATTTTGATACTGATGATAAAATAAAATTAGTTAGATTTAATATGAATGCAAATTTACACAAGTATCTAAATTCTTGCGGTAAATCATCGTCATGGGAATCATTTGTTCCTCTAGTAGATAGATATAAAAGGTTTACACAAACTCGTATGCAGGATTTAATTCTCAAAGAGATTGAAAACAATATTATATAATGTTTGATATTTTCATAAAACGCTCTACCATCAACATTGATTGCTTTACTGCTAATCCAGGTATATTCACACATCATCCGATTGTACTAGCAAGTGAAGCTATCCCAACTTGGTGGAAAACTATGAAAGGTACAGTAGATGTTGAAAGATTTGGTGTTCGACATGAAGCTGCCACTATTAAACGATGCGATGGAATTATTGGATTATACAAACACGGCATCTGTGTTCCGCTTTGGTCTGACTTAATTATAGAGACTAATAAAGAAGGTGAATTTAGATACTTGTATTCTAGCGAAGAGAATCCTGCAATTAATACACACTTTAAAAATCAATTTAATGAGCATTTTAATAATCTGATTCATATTAAAATACAAAGTCCGTGGTTAGTAGAAGAAAAAACAGGTATAGAATTTCATTTTAATCAAGCCTCTTGGAGCTTACTAGATCAATCATATCACATGAATATTGTTCCGGCTATAATTAATTTTAAAGATCAGTCTAGTACACACATAAATCTTTTCATGCCAAAAAAAGAAAACAGAATAGAATTGTCGGCAGGGCAATCAATGTTACACATTGTACCGTTGTCTGATAAAAAAATAGTTTTAAAGAATCATCTTATATCCGAAGACGAGCACAAACAAAAAATGCTAGCATATAGCTACATGTCTAGTTTCATAGGAAGATATAAAAAATTAAAAAAGGTATCCAATGGAAGATAATAAATTTTATAATTTTTCAAATTCTGGTTTTTCATTAAATACGGTACCTGATAATGTTATGACTATTTTAAAGTCTGAGATAGAAGTTATCAAATCAGATTTTTCAAAAGGAGATGCACGTAACAACCGGTTATCAGGCAATATAGAAAGAGAATTTGCCATGCCTGCATCTATCTCAAATAAAATAGTGTCTGACTATATCCTTAGGTCAATGCTTGAATACGATAATACATTTAATCATTTAAAATCAATTGATCCTCTGGTCGCCAATTCACCGTACATACTAAACGACCTATGGGTCAATCTGCAAGCCAAAGGAGAGTTTAATCCTAATCACTGTCACAGTGGAGTAATGAGTTTTGTAATATGGGTCGATATTCCTTATAATATCGAAGACGAGATGAATTTAGCAAATGTTAAATCATCTATCGCGCCGCTGGCTTCGTGCTTTAGTTTTACCTATTCTAATATATTAGGCAATGCATCAACACACGTTATAGCAGTTGATAAAACATATCAAGGTAAAATGATTATGTTCCCTAGTAAATTAATGCACTGTGTTTATCCGTTTTATACATCTGACAACTATAGAGTATCTATATCAGGAAACATATCATTTGATAACCTATATCAAATTAAAAGTTAATGAACATTTAATTCCGTTGACCTGCGTAACATGATGGTCAACATATTGATCAATAAAGAATACATCATTATTTTCTAGAACTTTAGACACTCCATTTATTTCCCAAGTAGATTTCCCAAATGCATTTTTTATAATAACCGGGTATTCGTGATTATGTTTAGGGAAAGACACTATTTTGGTACCTTTAGAAAAATAGCAGTTAGCATCTATTTCTTTTCTAAATGTATCCGATAGTCTCGATGATATTATTTGTATATCTTGCAACAGATATTGTATACCTGACAAAATAATAGTATATCCTTGCTGATAAAAATCTATCAGTTTTTCAGACTGTACAAATCCATCTTTATAAAAAAAATCTTGTACTTTATTTCCGTTATCATCAATACGTTCTAATGTTGGATAGTTAGGATCGTTCCTGTAAAAACGAGGCCACCGATATCTATCAACTATACGTTCTATTAACTGAGTTTCAGTAAATTGAACTGGAATATTATAGATATCGGTGAGTAATAAATCTAATTCAGCTTGAGTAACAATAGTCATACAGTAGTTATCTTGACTACTATGTAGACAATTATTATTCTGGCATTGAATCGATAACAATTTGGCCGGCAGCGAAATCTTCCTCAGTAAACGCTGGTAGATTTAATCTTGTACAATGCCAGTTCATATCATTAGTCCAGTGGGCTCTAGCGCCTACGTGAGTTGGAAAATGTGCTGTGAATTCTAATTGTCCGTCAGCATTTTTTACATCGATATGAACTTCTTGTCCGTCAAATGAATAACTAAATGATCTCATGGTAATTTCCTTAATCTAATTTTGGTCGAAGGTCGACATGGTCTAATAAAGTAGCATCTACTTCAGCTACCCAAGCTTCTAGTTGTGCTAATTCTGCTGATGTCATTTCTGGTTCGTTAAATTTCTCTAGCATCTCAGGAAATTGGCTTAGTGCATTCATCACAAATGCTGGTCTAGATGGAAAAGTATCTTGAAACTTTTCAACTCCATCAATTTTCACCGATAAGCCAATTGCGTGAGTATATTCAATTTTATCAATAGTTCTCAATTTTTTCTCCTTAATATCTAACTATAACAATACCTGGACCGCCATCACCACCAATGCCGTATGGGTTACTGCCAGTATGTCCGCCACCGCCACCGCCACCGCCAGTATTTATTTGTCCAGGGTGAGCGTAAGTGTCTGCCGCTTGTTGATAGTATCCATAGCGATAGAATGTTCCACTACCGTTACTTGCACCGCCACCGCCACCGCCACCTGGACCTCCACTACCTGCAACGCTACCGTTGTAGCCATTATGTGATCCGCCACCGCCACCACCTGCTCTAATTACAGAAGTGCCAGTGATACTTGTAGCTATTCCTGGGCCACCGGGTCCGTTAGTTGGTGCTGGTGACAATACACTTGTTCCAGCTCCACCAGCTCCACCGCCGCCTCCAAAACCAACTACTGGGCTAGGCGAATCTCCGCCTGGATAACCTTGGCCTAATACTCCTAGTCCATATCCGCCTGGATGTGTATGTCCAGTACCGCCACCTGAGCCACCTGAGCTTCCGCCACCTGCACTTGTAAAAGGATTTGGATAAGGATAGCTATTGTTATTACTGGTGTGTATTTCGCCTGCGCCACCACCAAATGCCTCTATTCCGCCAAATCTTGATGGTTGGCCTTTTCTTGGAGCATACCATGGTGAAACATTATCACTTACGCCGCCGGCACCTACAAACACTGGTATTGATGATCCTGGAGCAACTGCTTGGTTGGTTAAATATATGTGTCCACCAGCGCCACCGCCCCCACCTAAAATTCCGCCTGAGCCCCCACCTGCTACTACTAGTACATCTACGTTGGTTACGCCCGGTGGTACTTTAAACATTCCCGAACCGGTAGCAGTAAACGACACTACAGTTTTCTTAACAGGTGTCCAAACTGTACCGTTATAGACCTCCATAAAGCCGCCTTCTGTATTGTATCGCATCATACCAGTTGTAGGTACATCGGTATTTGGATTAGTCCAACGAACAATAACCACACCCGGGCCGCCGCGGCCGCCTTCGGAAGTGTTGCCGCCATAGTAATAGCCGCCTCCACCTCCACCTCCAGTATTACGTGTGCCAGGTTCGCCGCTTCCGTATCCTGCCCAATTGTTAGGAGCAGAGTTATTTAAATTAGTTGTTTGAGTAACTGCCGGAACACCTGCCGTTGGACTACCACTTACTGCACCATATTGTGGAAATCCTGCAGTCATCATACCATCCCACTGAAAATCATATGATCCGCCACGGCCACCACCGCCTAGTCCACCACCGGCTGTGCTTACTGGACTAGTATAACCGCTGTTATGACTTGCTCCGCCACCGCCACCAGCATAATATTGACTATATCCGGCGATAGTATTAGCTAAACCGTCACCACCTTTTCGGCCTGCGGTATTATCTGCACTGGTATTGCCGGGACTATTTTTGCTTGGGTGTCCGCCGGCAAATCCTGCGCCTCCACCGCCTCCACCCGTATATGTACCTGATCCAGTAGTTGCATTACTACTTGGATTAGTTCCTCCGGCTGCTCCGGGATATCCTGCATTAATTGATGATCCTGGATTACTTTGTCCAGGTTGACTTGCTAATCCACCACTAGTACCAGTTGAAGGAGTTCCTACACCGCCTGCACCGCTTCCGCCTGGGTTTGGACTTGAAGTATCCCATGAACCGCCACCGCCACCACCTAATGCTGTAAATGTTCCAAAAGTTGAGTTTCCACCTGAACTACCTTTAGTACTGCTTGGATAAGTTCCACCAGGAGAACCGCCAGCACCTACTGTTACAGGAATAGTGCCGCCGGGTGTAACAGGAGTTGCAGGTACATATACATATCCGCCAGCACCGCCACCACCACCGATTGATCCGCCAGCGCCGCCACCGCCAATAATTAACACATCAACTGCTGTTACGCCCGTAGGAACTGTAAACGTTGAGGATCCGATTGCAGTAAAGTACTGAAGATTATAACCAGGGCGTTCTGCTACTGAGCCCGCTGGCAATATTGTGGAACCAGTTTCGGTGACTGTTAAACTTGATAATTGTGCCATTTCTTTCCTCGAAATATAATGTGCTAACTAAATATTCTGTGCTAGTATTATTTATCAAATATTTAATATACATGTTCATCTTTATTTATAAAAACGGAAAAATCGCATGCTCAAAAATATAAAAAAAATTGTTATTGTAGGTGGGGGAAGTGCAGGGTGGATGTCGGCGGCTATGCTTATTAAATTTTTCCCAGATTGGGATATTTCTGTGGTAGAAAGTCCAGATATAGCCACTGTGGGTGTGGGTGAAAGCACATTGCTAGGAATAAAAAATTATTGTGGTTTTTTAGAAATTGACGAAAAAGACTTTATGACCCACACTGATGCTAGCTATAAGATGAGTATTAAATTTACCGATTTTTATGAAAAAGACGACGGCGGGTTTCATTATCCGTTTGGTAAGCCTTGTTTTGACGGCACTAAGTACGACATAGAAGATTGGTTTTTTAAGAAGGCTGTATATCCGCATATACCTAATAGCGATTTTGCTAGATCTTACTATCCTAATGCTGCCTTGTATGAGCAGAATAAATTTAGTTTAAATAAAGAAAAAGTATACGGGGAGTTTGATCCAAAATATCACGTAGCTTATCACTTTGATGCTACAAAATTTGGATTGTGGTTGAAAAATAATTATTGTATCCCTAGAGGAGTTAATGTAATCTCTGCTAATGTAACAGATATCCCTACATCCGAACAAGGTATTGACAAATTAATTCTCGATAACGGTGATGAGATTAACGGTGATCTTTACATAGATTGTACAGGATGGCGTAGTCTGCTATTAGGAGGCGCATTAGGAGAAGAGTTTATTTCTTATAACGATATGTTACCCAATAACAGAGCATGGGCCACACAAATGCCTTACAAAGATAAAGAAGCAGAATTAGAACCTTTTACTAATTCTACAGCCTTAGGCAATGGATGGGCTTGGAATATACCTAGCTGGCAACGATTGGGTACAGGCTATGTCTACAGCGATAAGTTTATTACACCGGAAGATGCTAAGGAAGAATTTAAACAGCATTTGATGAGTAATAAAATGATTTGTCCAAGAACTAGAGAGGAAGTAGATGCGTTGATCTTTAAAGACATCCCAATGCGAGTGGGCATACACAATCGAACATTTGTTAAGAACGTTGTTGCTATTGGATTAAGTGCTGGATTTATTGAGCCGTTAGAAAGTAATGGATTATTTTCTGTTCATTCGTTTTTAGAAAAACTAGTAAAGATACTGCTGTCCGGAAGTATAAATCAGTATGATCGAGATGTGTATGATACTGCGGTTCGTGGGATGTTTCGTAATTTTGCTGAATTTGTAGCATTACATTATGCATTTAGTAAACGTGATGATACACCATATTGGAGAGCAAACACTGATAGAGTCTATGACAAAAGCATGCCCGATCTACAACCAACTACAGCAATAGGGTTTTTTGAGCATCAAAATCAAAAGATGTTCAAATCAAATATAGATGTGAATACTGGTATGATATGGATTGCAACCGGTATGAATCATCATGTCATTGATCAACTAAACGCAAAGTCTGTAGAATTTGTAAACAATATAGATTTGAAATCATTTTTTGCAGAGGCGTTCACTAAGGTAGAAATTAAGAAACAACGTTGGTGGAATGCGGCTAAGAATGAATTAAGTCTAGCAGAATATCTTGGTAGGTATATTCATAAAGGCAAATAGTAATGAATGGCCAAATACACACTTGGTTTCCTAAATCAATACTAGTAGTAGATCAGTTACTAGTTAATAAGCTACCTAGCTATGAAGCAAGAATTAGAGAGTTACTAACTAATCTAGATAGCTGGCGAACTGACATGTTATATGTAGATTCGTCGTGGGATCGCCAACAAAAACTTCATGAAGACTTGATATTTTCTGATCTAGTACAGGCTATATACGAAAATGTTGAAATATACCTGGAAGCAATGGGATACTCAAAAGAATTCTATAGTCAAATTAAAATCACAAACATGTGGGCAAACATCAGTAAAGACGGAGATTTTTTATATCCTCATGTTCATCCGAATAGTCTATTGTCGGGTGCATTTTATATTAAAAAAGCTGAAAATAGTAAAATTAAGTTTTTTAATAATCTCACAGACATGTTTCCAGAACCACCCGAGTTTAATCAGTTGAATTTTAGATTTTGTGAATACACATGCGATCCTGGAAGATTGCTTTTATTTCGTAGTGATTTCCTTCACGGTACTGGCAAACAATCTGCTGGGGAAAAGATTGTTATATCTTTTAACCTCAGCAAATAATTAATATCTTACAATAATAATTCCCGGACCGCCTGAACCGCCCGCCGCAGTACCGCCACCGGTATAATAGCCGCCACCGCCACCGCCACCAGTGTTTGCAACACCTGGATCACCTGCTCCGTTAGAACCATAGTCAAATGCGCCGGCTTGTCCGCCACCGCCACGACCACCTTGTGCAAGAGCCGCTGGATTATTAGTCGATGGTGTATGATTGCCACCGCCACCGCCACCAGCATAATATTGAACAGTTCCGCTTATATCAAATGGTAATCCATCACCGCCTTGGCGACCAGCTTGTACATACCATCTTTCATCTCTACCGTATGAGTTATTATTTTGTGCATCGGCATTGTTTATATAACTTCTAAATCCGCCGGCTGCACCTGCTCCGCCACCGCCACCAGCAGTATATTGTCCGTCGCCGGTATATACACTATAATCTGATCCCATGACGTTTTGTCCGCCTTTACTTCCTGGATTGCCAAAGTTTGAAGCGCCAGGATTTGGTTGGTTACGCTGTAATGCTAGTCCGCCAGTTATACCAACTCCTGGAGTACCTGGACCTCCAGCACCACTTCCGCCTGGGTTTGGTGTTGAGCTATTCCAAGATCCGGCGCCACCACCACCTAGTGCAGTATGACTACCAAAGACACTAGGAGTTCCAGAACTACCGGCTGGACCTGGATATGTTCCTCCACTAGCGCCGCCTGCTCCTACACTTAATGGAACACTACCGCCTGGAGTAACTGGATAACGAGCATTATATACAACGCCACCACCACCACCACCTGCGCCAATACCTGCTGATCCACCACCACCTGCTACTACAAGTACTTCTACTTCAGTAACACCTGTTGGTACGTTAAATGTACCAGAACCGGTAGCAGTAAATGATACTACAGTTCTAGGTCCAAGCGGCCACCAACGCTCTCCATCCCATGTTTCTTGTCTTGATAACGAACTGTTCCAACGAGAAGCTCCAATTTGCGGAGTTGTTAATACAGTGTCTGTGGTGTATTTTACAATAACAACACCCGGTGCTCCTGCACCACTACCTGCACCAGAATGTGGCCATGTCCCGCCACCACCACCTGATCCTGTATTTACTGTTGCGGCAGCAGTTGCAACGTTATTTCCTGATCCGCCTGCTGATCCGCCACCCGCGCCACCGGCACCTGGTGTTGCTGGGCCAGCACCATAATATGCACTACCTCCGCCGCCACCTGCTCTTACTACATATGAACCTGTAATTGAACTTCCGCGTCCAGGACCGCCAGCTCCGCCAGCTGTTCCTCCAGGTGTGCCAGCACCAATTAATCCGTTTGGATAACCTTTGCCGCCGGCGCCACCTCCGCCTCCGCCAGCATATGAAACGGGTCCTGGGCCCCAACCTGAACCGCCGGGGAATCCCCAACCTTGTCCGCCGTATTTTGGATTAGATTCTTGAATGCCTTCACCGCCTAGACTATATTGTCCTTCAGTTCCACCACCTCCACCACCCGAACCACCATACAACCCAGTGTGAGAATATGTTCCAGCTGTGGATGGATTTCCTGGCCCTACAGTAGTGTTACCGTAGCCAGCGCCGCCACCGCCACCGATAGCAGTCAAATTACCAAATGATGAATTACCTCCCGAATATCCAGGAGCATAACCAGGTGCCGCTGTTGCGCCTGGGCCACCTGCTCCTACAACAACTGGAACTGTACCTCCGGGTGTTACTGGATATGTTCGATGTTCGATATAACCACCAGCACCGCCACCACCAGCAAGAGCATTTCCGCCGGATCCCCCGCCAGCAATCACTAGTACTTCTACTTGTCTTACGCCAACTGGTACACTAAATGTTGCAGGTCCTGTAGATGTAAATGATGTAACTACTGGAGTACCTGCTGATCGTTGAGAACTAGTCCCTGATGAAAGATTTACACCATTTGTATCGTTGACTGAAGTCTTTTGTAAATTTGCCATTTATTAATACCTTACTATAACAATACCTGGGCCACCTCGACCACCTTGGCCGTATGGGTTACCGCCATTATGTCCGCTTGCGCCACCGCCACCGCCAGTGCCCGGTTGTCCGTCACCACTAGATGCGCCTTGATACTGTTGATGATATCCTGTTGGACTATTACTAGCGTGGGCACCGCCACCGCCACCACCTAGGCCGCCTTTACCACCGTTAGACTGTGGACCATGTCCGCCGCCACCACCACCACCACCAAACCAAGCTGGAAAACCTTGAATTCCAACGAGTCGGCCTTGACCGCCAGCGCCACCATACCCGACACTAATTCCAGGCACACCAGCTCCGCCAGCTCCGCCACCGCCA